ACGCTATCGTTAATGCGGGAAGATGCGGGAATTCTGGAATCTCGTGGCGTGAAATACGGATTCTTAGGTGCAAGAAGTGACTATGTATTGCCGGATCAGAACATAAGGTTTCCGGTAGACGGGGACAGAAGGGCAGGATTAAAGTGGGAAAGTGAGCATCAGATCAAGCTGACTCCGGTAATTGCGCCGATCTGGGCAAGTATCAGCCGGGAAGCATGGGGAGTCGCTAAGTTCCCGAGTACTAATTGGTATTCAGATAATATAATATGCCATGACTTGAACGTGGCGGGTTATCAGCATTTCGTTAGTAGGGCTTATGTGCATCACGCTGGCTCTCAGACGATAGGCGTTGATTTCAAGAAATGTCACGAAGAACCGAGGGCGTGGATACTAGAGAACCGCCCAGATATGTACGAGGCTATCTATGGCTGAGTTTCGCAAATTGCCTACACAGGCAGAGCTACAGCAGATGCTCTTTATGGAGTCGATGCGGGTAAAGACTCCGCAGGAGATTGCTCAGGAGAATCTAGCCAAGGGAACGACGATTAAGCCGATCCCTGAGAACGTCTTTCAGAAGATGGCTGGTGGTGCTAGAACGGCTGGAGAGTTTGTTAATCGTGCTGGAACTGCGGCAGACGTAGCCAAACTATTTCCCGGTTACACAGGCCAGAGTACCGTAAATATCCCGACTAGCTTTAACTTTGCGCCTAAGCAAGCACCTACGGGTGAGATTATCCCCGGTGGATTGCAGACTCAGCCTGTCCAAGTAAACCAGTTGCTTCAGGCGATCAAACCTGCGGATGTATTGGGTATTTCAGGGGCAGAGAGGGCTTACACGGATGTTGGTCTAGGAAAGGCTCCACAGCCGTTAGATGTGCTGGATGTAGCTGGACTCGGTGCGATTGGATACGGGGCAGGAAAGACTACTCTAAAGGCTACGAAGGGTGTTCCTGTAGGCTTGAGTATTCAGGAAACTAAGGGATTACTGGAAACGGCTCCTAAGTCGGACATTGGCTTTTATAGTGCTGTGGAACAAGCTGCATTAGCAACACCAAGGAAGTCAGGAACAGGTCAATCTTTCCTAAATGACATTTCTAAAGGTCAGGATGTTAGGGCTGATGAGATTAAATGGATGGGTCTGGATGATTTCTTGAAGGGTAAGCAGAATGTTACTCGTCAGGAAGTTCAGGACTACATTGCCAATAATCGCGTAGATGTTCAGGAAGTGAAGTCAACGATTCCAAGGCTTCCGGGTGAGGAGATGCCGGGGGATGAAGGTGCGTTCTTGCCTAAGTTCGGTCAGTACACATTGCCGGGTGGTGAGAATTACCGTGAGTTGCTGCTGACAATGCCGCAAAAAACAGCACCATTTGACCCGTCGAAAGTGCAAATCTATAGAAATAGAACTTCCCAAACACAAGGCACTTACACTATTAAATATGGTGATAACGTGGCAGGGCCATTTGTTGATGAAATAAATGTGGCAAATGACTATGCAGGGATGTCTGACGATGCGATTAGGGGAGTTGCCAAATTACTATATAACCAAGGAAATGAATTATCTGGCATTAAGCCAATGTCAGGGGGATATAAATCTCCGCATTTTTCGGAGCCAAATATCCTAGCCCATCTACGAGTCAATGACAGAGTAGACGCTGACGGTAAGAAAATGTTGCTAATTGAAGAAGTACAGAGCGATTGGCATCAGGCGGGTAGGGATAAGGGGTATGTATCTGCGGAAACAAAAAATGCTGAAAAGCAATTTAGAGACTATTCCAAAGAATTAGCTGCTAAATATGACTTGAACCCTGAGCAAAATCTTTCCATGTATGCAACGATGAAGCGTATGCAGCCGGAAGAAGTGGCTAAATATGAGCAATTACAGTCTGCATGGTCAGCGTCAAAAGGTGGAGTGCCAGATGCTCCATTTAAGGATACTTGGTATCAACTAGCCCTAAAGAGAGCAATCCAACACGCAGCAGAGAACGGCTATGATCGTATCGGATTGACAACAGGTAGCCAACAGGCATCCAGATTTGACTTGAGTAAGCAGTTAAGCCAAGTCTCGTACCGGGATGGGGTGTTGCATGGATATGATAAGTCCGGCGCGTTAGTGATGAATCGATCTGTAACGCCAGATGAGTTGCCAAATTATGTAGGCAAGGATTTGGGCAAGACGATGGCTGAAAATGCCGTAAAAGACGCTGAAATCCGCAATAAGATTAGTGTTGCTCGTTACGAAGGAAGGCCAGAAAGCGAGATAAATGCCTTAAGAAGCCAGTTGGATGGCGTAAAGACTGATTATTCAGGGCTTGATCTACAAGTCGGCGGCGAGGGAATGAAGAAGTATTACGACGAGATATACCCGAAGTTCTTAGATAAGTACGGTAAGAAGTGGGGAGCTAGGGTAGGTGAGACTAAGATACGAACTCAGTCAGACAAACAAGTCCAAGAAGACTTAGACTTACTGGAACAACTAGGCGAGGATAGAAGTAAGTTCAGTAATAGCGGAATGGCAAGAGTTCGGTACATAGACATAACACCAGAGATGAAGGCAGGAGTTTCTAAAGGACAGCCGCTATTTATGGCAGCACCAATAGGAGCAGGATTACTAGGCAGCGAGAGCATGACACCTGAGAGGTAATGCAAAAATGGAAACAGATAAGGTTAAAGAAACTCCTAAAATCGGTGAAGGCCTAGCAGGGCCGGGAAGACCCGCAGGAGTGCCTAATAAGAGTACTACGGTAGTGCGTAATGCTATTGCTACTCTGCTAGAGAAGAACGTGCCTTACATGGACAGATGGCTCCAGAGGGTAGCTGAGGGAGATGAGGTGCTAGGGTTAAAGCCTGATCCAGCCAAGGCACTAGACCTAATGCAGAAGCTATCTGAGTACCATATACCCAAGCTAGCTAGGACAGAGGTAACAGGTAAGGATGGGGAAGCCCAAGAACATATAGTGAGATGGGGAGGACGGAAATGAGCTATAAGCCAGTAAATTGCCCACAATGCAGCGCGTTCCTAGTGAACAACAAGTGCCTGAACTGCGGATACGTTAAGTGACTGAGATAGTCATTGGCTACGAGCCGAGGGAACTCCAGCTAGAGATACACGAAGCTATCGATAGCCATCGGTTCACCGTAGTAGTTGCTCACAGAAGATTTGGCAAGACTGTTAGCGCAATCAATCACCTTATCAAAGCCGCGATAGAGTGCGACAAGCCTAACCCACGGTTTGCCTACATAGCACCTACCTACAGCCAAGCCAAGAGAGTCGCTTGGGATTACCTACTAGAGTACACAAGGCCGCTTAATGCAACTGCCAACATTGCTGAGTTACGGGTTGATTTTTGGGGGCGTAGGGTTAGTCTTTACGGGTCTGATAATCCTGACAGTCTGCGCGGTCAGTATTTCGATGGCGTGGTTATCGACGAAGTTGGCGATCAGAATCCGAGAATTTGGAACGAGATCATCCGACCTGCTCTTTCCGACCGTGGTGGGTGGTGTTCTTTCATTGGCACTCCTAAAGGTGCTAACCATTTCGCTGAACTAGCTGACAGAGCCAAGTCTGAGGAAGGCTGGAAGTACCTAGAGTTCAAGGCTAGTAAGACAGGTGTTCTGCCTGAGTCCGAGCTTAAAGCTGCCTATCGAGAGATGGGTGAAGACAAGTACAACCAAGAGTTCGAGTGTTCCTTTAACGCAGCGGTTGAGGGGTCTTACTATGGCAAGCTCATTAACGATCTTGAGAGCAATGGTCGTGTTAGCGACTTTCCTACTGACGGTCTGTGCCGTAGCTTTGCTGCTTGGGATTTGGGGATGGGTGATTCAACTGCGATATGGATTGCTCAGTTGGCAGGGAAGGAAGTCCGACTTATCGACTGCGTAGAGAATCACGGCGTAGGGCTTGACTGGTATGTCGGCTGGTTGAAGGATAACGACTATGGGAAGTTTGACCAAATCCTGCCCCATGACGTACAGGTTAGAGAACTCGGAACAGGCAAGAGTCGCAAGGAAGTGCTGGAGGAAGCTGGACTTAGCATCACAGTCGCTCCGAGACTTAGCGTTGCCGACGGGATACAGGCTGTGCGACGTATGTTGCCTAGATGCTGGTTCAATCCGAGAACCAAGAACGGACTAGATGCGCTACGGAACTACCGTCGAGAGCATGATGAGCGTAGACAGATATTCTACGAGAAGCCTCTCCACGATTGGTCATCACACTTTGCAGACTCGTTTAGGTACTTAGCGATTGGTCTTGACGAGACAGATACTTCATGGCAGACAGCATTGCCAATTTCGACTAAATGGATTGTATAATGAGCAAAACTTAGGGGTTTGCTATGAAGATGGATGAAGGGCAGATCAAGAGTATTCTTGAGAATGAAATCGACAATGCGATTGGCTATGTCGATACCGAGACTACCGACCAACGTGCTAAGGCACTAGAGTATTACCTGCGTTATCCCTATGGCAACGAGGTAGAAGGTCGTAGCCAGATTGTTACCGGCGAGGTAGCAGAAGCTATTGACGGAGCATTGCCGCAACTTATCCGGGTCTTTACGACTACCGAGGATATTGTCTCCTTTGAGCCTCAGACTCCAGAAGATGAGGAGTCCGCTAAACAGGCCACAGACTACTGTAACTGGGTCTTTTACCGTGAGAATGACGGTCTAATCATCCTGCATAACTGGTTCAAAGACGCGCTAATGATGAAGGTTGGCGTGGTCAAGGCGTACTGGGAAGCCCAAGAGGACGTTAATAAAGAGTCCTACAAGAACCTGACTGAGGACGAGCTAGCACTATTGCTGTCTGATCCTGCCATTGAGGTAGTGAGCCAGAAGGTCGAGATGGTTGACGGTGGTGTGGATATGATGGGTATGCCTATCCAGATTCCTTACTACTCGGTCAAGGTTAAAAAGGTCAAGAAATACGGCTGCGTCAAGATTGAGAACGTACCGCCAGAAGAATTCCTGATTAGCAAATCGGCAAGAACTATTGAGGATAGCCCGTTTGTGGCTCATCGTCGTTTGATGACTCGTTCGGAACTCATAGCGATGGGTTTTGATAAGGACATCGTAGAGGGATTGCCTAGCTACGACGATCTCCAGTTCACGACTGAGCGTATTGCTCGATTCAGTCAGGGTGAGCAGCCGGATGAGAACATCAGCCTAGACCCAACGATGCAGGTGGTTGAAGTCTATGAGT